TTCAACCGGAACAATCTCGCCACCTACTCCCATTTCGTTAGAGTGCTCATCTCGTACTCTATCATCACCGGCATTGATCCATTCTTTGTGCGTTGCCACGTCCGATTGCTTATATGCTTCGATAAATCCTTCATTGTTTGCCGCCGTTGATTCTGTTCGCGCAATTAAATCAGCACGCCAGGTCGGAAACTCTTTATACACTTCGGCAATCTTATCTGAAATTTGCGCCATGCCTTCACTATCACCAATCGCCTGAGCTAATACATTAGTTATTCTCTGACGCGTTGTTTTAGTAACACCTAAGCCGTATTGCTTAGCACGTTTTAAGATTGCTTTTCTAATTGCTTCACTAACCTGAAAACCATCATCTTTAGCATGACTAATTAACATGGCAATCGCTTCGTTACCAGCCATACGTAAAAACTCCTCATAAAACTTTGAGTGAAACTCCGCACTCTTAACGGCCTGGTCTTTATAGAAACTCTTAATCACTTCTTTCATACCTTGACTTAATGACTTTGTTTTGCTTTTAATATTTTGTTTAATGACATCGGTAAAAGCGATTCGTTCTTTTTCGGCGAAGTTATTAATCTCACCCTTAAAGCGTTCGGCTCGTTGCTCTATCTGAGAATTTACCACCTTGATATAACGCGTGCGTAATTCAAGGTCTTTTAGAATCGAACCTTTGCGGCGAGTATCATCCTTTGTTTTTTTATTCTTAACTCTCTTTGTTTCTTCATCTTTCTGATAATCAGCCATCAACATTTTCTTAACTTCCTCTTTCACAATAAACTTCTGCAATAGGGTCTGACGTCCTCTAAACATTTTAACTCTTACGGCGCGACGTTCGTTATCTTTTCTATGTTCCCATTCAGTTAATAATTTCATTTTCTGTTGATCACTTAATCCGCCCATTGATGTGACGTTAAATGGTAAGTATAAATCCCAACCACCATCAACCGGCGGCAAGTTTTCTTTCTGACGAACCTCGTTGATTAAAAGCCAACCATTCTTAATGCCGTTATCATAAACAAGTAAGGTCTGCTCTCTATTCTCAGGCGTTGGATCAGGGAAGTTAACAAATAATTCTTCACCAAAATCAGGAATAACAAGCATCTCGTTAATAACGTCGAAGATGTGTTCGGCAAACGGCCTAATATTTTCCGATAAGAAAATATACATGCCTGTTTCAGCGTTCGCTCGATTGACATCATCACTGACGGCCACCACTGACTTAGGAGTATTAAAGGCCACAAAGATATCATCTCGTGTGCCCTTAAGAGATTCGATATAGTCCATCTCTCTTTGCGTGATTGAAATTTGCTGATACTGAATACCACCTTCGAGAATCCCGACACGTCCATTCTTACCTTTGCCTTTATGACGCAATTCAAACGACTGCCTCATTTCTTCGCGTTCTTCATCGGTTAATGTTTCAGTTGAAACTAACACGGCGTCAGGCCTGGCACTATTCAAAAAGAAATCTCTCTGATAGGCCGTCATGTATTCTTCGGTCTCAATGCGTGAGTGCGCCGAGGCTATCGGACTTGTGCCGTAGTGTTGTTCGATTGGTGAGGGCATGCGGAAGTGAACAATATCATCTGGTGCGATGTGTCGTACTCCACTTGATCCCGCATTAAAATCATACCCCGCAATAAACAATTTAGGGTCTTTGATAATGGTCATGTAGTCCGGACGCAAGTTCCATAACTCAATGACCTGTCCGCGTGAATCTCTAATCTTATACCAGAACGCATCACCGCAGGCCTTTAAGTTAATCGCCATAATCTTAAAGAACTCGGTCTTTGTTTGAAACGGATTCGGCTTATACAAAAGGTCGATAAGCGGATGCATAACGACCTGTTCCGTGTCACCACGGCTATTGTTTATTCTATATAAATTAATATCAAGCGACGCTGTTTTTTGCGATATCTTATCAAGACAAGCCGAAGCATACAATGATTTTTCATACTGCTCGAGCATGCGTGTCTTGCTCCATCGTCCGCCTGTTAGTTTTCGTAACAAATCAAGTCCGCCCCATTCCGTATCGTAAGGGTCAATCGGGTCGATTAAAGAAGCCATCTTTGTTATTGACTGTTTAAGAAAACGTAATCCTTTGGAATACCATGACATATAAATTTATTATAGCACTTTATTATTAAAATGTAACACGAACTCTTGGTCGCTTTGTTAACTGCAGCGCAATCGATCCGGCAAATACTCTGTCATCATGTTTCCCGGTCGGATGTTCAGGTCTGTTAGACGGTCCGTAGGCCATATCTTTCGCTTCATTTTCCGCTTCGGGATACGTCTCAATAACTTCCTCTTTACGATAGGCTTCTTCCAGGTCGGTTATCATAACCGGTCTGCTTGTACCCGTAGTGTTCCACTCCACGTAATTAATCCCCAATCGTTTTGCCTGCCGACAATGCGCCACTCCAACGCCTTGCTTTTCAATACCGATTTTAATTTTGAATTGGTCGGTTATCTTTTTAACTCGTGCCCAGAATTCATCGATTGGTTCATTAGAAACAATCTCATAAATAAAGGTGCCCTTACCTGTCTGAGTATTCATATCCAATACTCTAAAGGCATGAGCGTCACCGGTTAAGGTACCTTCGGCGCCATCCACTCCCGCGTAAAAATTCTTTGCTCTAAATTCTTGCTTGGCCTTATCATCCATACCTTGTTTAATAAACCAGTTCTCAATATCATCCAACGGAATACGCTTTGAGACATCCGTCGTGATTTGTGAAAATACTGTACGACCGGACTGTAAGAAACAAGAAACATCATCCTCCGGGTACTCCTGCCAAAACAGTTGTCCTTTATCCCATATCTTATAACGGCGCCATTTAATTTGTCCCGGGGTTAACTGTATTTTATATTCATCTAAGACACGGGCTATCAATCTCTTTTCTTCTTCAGTATAGAGCGTTATTAATTTCTCGTTATTGATTTCAAAGAGTTCCTGAACGGACGCCGACAACCCCTGCTTTTCATCCTCAGTCATAAACTCTGCTGAATATTCCTCATTAAAAAACCAGGGAATAAAAATCGTCGTATACGCGGACTGTCCTTTCTTGGCCTTCTGCCACATATCATAGAACTGCCCTCGTCCGTTAGGCGTGGTCTCGATATCAATCTGACCATACTCGGCCGCTTCGGCCACACCTGCTAATATCTTTTCCAAGTCGTCATAAAAATCAGCCTCTGATAAATGCGCTCTATCTACCGTATCACCACGGCCGGCGGCCTTCTGTCCTGCTGTTCCTATAAAATACGAACTTCCAGGATCAGAGAATGTTATTTCCTGCTTAGAATCAATCATCAAGGCAGGTTTCACTTTCATGTTATTTATAAAATATCTAACCGCGGCAAAGAGACGTTTAGTCGCTTCTTTTTCATGCGAGATAACAATAGCGTTAGTCGGCTTGCGTACGCAGTCAATAAGCATGTCAGCGCCGATTATTTTTGAGATACCTTCTTGTCTGGCTTTCAAAATAAGGTTACGGCGCGTCTTATGCTCCCAATACCACTGTTGAGCCTTATTAAGCTTGAACGCCACCCTCTGGCCGCGCTTGTTGCGGATCATCAACAGGCCCTCGATCAGCTCCTCGTTTGTCCGGACTGTCCGTCCGTTTTTCTCTATGGTCATTTAATTTTTCTTCATCCTCTCTTAATAAATCCTGTAAGGTTCGATCACCGTCTATTACTTCCTGTATAATTCGTTTCTTAAAAGCAGGGTCGCGGCGGTCTTTGAAAAATCTGATACTCGGTCCATCTTTTTCAACAGTTATTTTATACCATAATAAATCGTCAACGATTTTATTCTTATCGATATCAGTCATTTGTACCGCCTTAGCGAATACCGGATCATTATTAACCCAATCATAATAAGTGCCTCTGTCTATTTCTACTTTTTCACAAGCATAAACAATTACTCCCTGGCTCCGAGCAAAGTGAGCGAGGAATAACTTTTTCTTTGTTGTAGTGCGTAACTGTTCCTCGTGCTTCTCTTTACTGATAACGCAATATGTCAAAGGTTTTTCCGCACGCTGTGTGTGGTTTTTTGTGGTTTTTTCTGCTTCATTTTCCATACCAA